TAATTTTGTTTCCATTCTACCAACCCAAACACTTCTACCATTTTCACTATCAACTAATTTATCAATTTGTTTAATTTCATATGACTCTGGTTCAAATCCAAATCTTCTTTTGAAATTTTTATTAAAACTACTAATTAAAGTATCTTTACTACCGGCAATCATTCCATATAAATTACGGATTGCCATTTCTTTATATTCACTTTTCATTATAAACTATTTATTTTGTTTAACAATAATTCTTCGGAAGAAAACTCTTTTGCTTTACCTAATTCTTCGTAGAATTTTTCATACCCCATATCGGCGGCATCTTTATCTTTAAGATACATCATTTTTACATGAATACCATTTTTTCTAAAATATTCGGCAGCTTTAAGTGCCTCATTTATTGCATCATTATCTAATGAAATAATAATATCGGTGATACCACTCATAAAGATTTTTTCAACCAATGTTCTGGATGGAAATTTCCCTAAAAGTGGAATCGCATTTCTTTTAATTGTGATTGCATCAAACACACCCTCACAAAGTATAATTGGTTCATTCCAATTTACTTGAGAGTCAAAACATATTACATTTTTACTGATTGGAGGATTTTTGTATTTCATTTTCTCTTCCGGATAATACGAACGAGAAACGAAGTAATTTAATGACCCATCGGAATTGTATGATGGTATAATTACTCTTCTAGAATAAAGACCTTCAGTACAATATCCTATATTATATTTGATTATGTCCTTTTCAGTAATACCTCTTTGAGTAAGGTAATGCATTGCGTGTTTATATTCTGGATTAAACCCATTAGAAACCTCATTAAGAGATTTAAATTCTTTTGGTAGGGAAATGAACACCTTCGTATCTGCATCCTCTAATTGTGGGTTATAATTAGAATCTCCATATATTTCTCTAATGATAGAAATAGTTTTCCTATCAACATCTAACTTTTTTAATAAAGATGTTAATTTTTTACCACCACTATTACATGTCCAACAATGCCATTTTTGGGTTTCCGTATTAACTTGTAGTTTTTGTTTATGGTGATTGCAGAAAGGACAGTAAAATGCCAATTCGTTACCCTTTAATGAGGAGTAACTACCCAACGTATTAGATAACGTGGATATTATAATATTTTTATCAGTTTGCTTCAACACCCCCTAAATATACGAAAAATATTTGATATTACCAAATATTTTACGGTCTATTTTCCTCTAAAAACCACTCTTCTGGAATGAATTTGTCGGCATACTTAAATCCGTTCTTTTCACACCACATTCCGTATGTAGTTTTGGAGTTTTTGCTGATTTTGTTCTTTGAATTGGAAAATACGAAACGAATGTCTAAATTAGGATTTTGTTCTTTTACTAATTGGTGTTTCTTACGGTCTGCGGCAACAAATCTACCTTTGGTTTCAACTCTAATACCATTCGGTAGTTTGAAATCAGGATGATAGTTATGTTCGGATGCCGGTATGATATACGCAACCTTTTCGGTTTCATACTCAACCGGTATACCTCTACTTTCAATTTGGGATGATATGGTTTCTTCTAAACCAGACTTAAATCCATATTTTTTAGCTACCCATTTTGGATTGCTCTTTTTTGTAACTTTTTTAGCCATTAAGTTTATTTAGTCTTTTTTAGCTGTGCTAGTATATTTTTTAGTATCACTAAATGGACTAAATTTGTGGCCACCTAATTCACCTAATTGATATTTAGTTTTCCCTTTTTTAGATTCTAATGCTTTTATAGCATCTAAATCTATATCACCTTGTTGATTTCTCTGTTCTTTTGAATATGGAGTTACATCTCTTTTTTGAGCTGTCCATCCTTTTGCATCTGGTCCACCTTTTGCAAAAGATACATCTTTGTTGGCTTCGTATAAATCTAAAATTTTTGACATGTTATTTTGTTTTAAGTATAAATATAAGATTATGTATCAAATCGTACAATAAAGTTTACAGGTAAATCTGGATATGATTTAATTGGTTGTGGTAGTTTAGCTATCGCAACCAAATCGCAATTATCATCGTATAAACCAATTGTTGTAATAAATGGTGCTAAATAAGAACCGGTTGAATCTAATGATGAACTATAATCATATTGCTCAAATCCTCCTGAAATGGAATTGTTATATCTTGAGGTAATACTATAATCTATTGTATCACCATTTTCTAATGTAGATTTTTTCTTAATATATTTAACACCTGGATATGTAGTTGTTTTATATATTTTTCCATCTGAACCTGTCACATATCCAGTTTCTCTACCTATTTCTATTACCGCCGAAGGATTTGTTGAAACGTTGAATTCATCTTCGTTTACAATTAATAAATATTCATGTTCGTATATAGTTTCGGTTGATTTAAATGATAAATCCCAATTAGATGTTAATCTTTGGTTTGACTTTCTAGTTAAAGTTATTAATCCAGAATTGTAGAAAATATTACCAGCTTTTTCATTAGAGTTTTCAGCTGATGCGAATTCTACATTAGTAACTACCATTTCACCGGAATTAATATCAAATGAAATAATTGAAGTTGTATATAAATCACCATTATACAGCCAAACAAGATTTCCTGATTCTAAATTAATGTGTGTTATATTGACTGTATAACTGGTTCCTTGTAAATCAAACGTATAATAATCTCCATTTAAATTAAATGATTGGAATGTTATAGTATCATTTCCTAATAAAATTAAATTACCATTTAAATCATCTTCTATAATACTACCATTATCAGTTAATCTAAAAGAACCTTTTTTAATTCCTTCACCAACATATATTTGTGGTATAGAAATTATTTTTGCATTGTTTTCTAAATATCTTTCTTTTGAAAGTAAATTATCGTTATAAACATTGCTTTTATTTCCAAATCTTAAAAATGGATTGTCTTCGTGTCCATTATAAAATTGTGCTCTTAATTGACCATATAATGAATTTTTTGGAAAACCATTGGATAATTCACTCGAACTTATATTCGCTTCATACATATCCAATTCAGTATCATCAAATGACCATTCCTTATAGGCTTTAAATGGCCTAACACTAATATCCGACTTTGGTATTCTTTTTAACATATCGTATATAAATATTCTTTTAATGAAAAACCCCCAAAAGAGGGGGCTTTACATTTTTTAATATATTCTCCGATTAGAAATCTAATTTAACTTTAATTGCAATTTCTTTATCAAATGATTTTTCAATTGGTTTAGAAGTTTTTGCTACTGCTAATAATTCATTTGAATCATCATATAAACCTACAGTCGTAATATAAACTTTAGGGTCTTTTTCAAAAGTTGATTGAACAAATGCTCCAACTGAACCTGTTACGAATGTTGGGTTATTTGAAAAGTTAAACTCTCTATTATTTGCTCTTACGAAATAATGTGATGTTGAAACGTTTTCAGTTCTACGAACTTGGAAGTCCATGCCACCACTAATTGCCATTAATAATGCTACTGAACCCGATTTATTACCATTATTTTGATGATATGTATTTGAATGTGAACCACTTGCTTCACCCAATTTAGGGTCTACCGATGCTGCTAATGCTCTTGGATTTAATAATATAATACCCATATCTGGATAAAATAAACCAAAACCTTGACCATTTGATGCAGTTGGTGAGTTAATTGTTGCGGCTGTAGAAACTCCAATGTTTAATGAACCACTAACTAAATTATATACTCTCCCCGCGGTTGTTACATTTTCATCAGTTCCACCACTATCATCAATAAGTGTAAAATTACTTGCAAGAGAACCAGAAAGTTGAATTGAAATATTTCCTGGGTCTAATCTTTCTTTGTATCTAGCTCTATTGATATTAATTGCGTAGAATGATTTCATATCACCAGCACCCGCAGTAGAACCACTATATATACTAAAATACTGGTCTGCTGAATCTAACAATACATTTTTATATTGATTATAAGTTGCTAATGTTGGTAATGTTGATGAATCATCTTGTGTTAAAGTTGGTGCACCAAACCCTTGTACATCACCATATGCAATCGAGAATTGAACTTCTCCAGAACCGGTATTAGTTGTGTTATATACATCTAAATAATATTTACCACTTGTAGATGCAACTTGAGTAGATGAAGTATAATTTGCTTTCACATCCAATGAACCCGTATCACCACTCCATATTCCAGAAGTTACGATTTCAGTTCTATTAGTTACTTTATCAATTGCTCCAAATTTCTTATAAATACCATTTGTAATGGTAGTTGAATCTGCACTAATTTGCTCACCTTGTCCTAAAAATTGGTTTACAATGCTTACTAATTCGTTTGTATCGACAGGAGTTCCCGCGGTGTTAGCTGCACCTGCTAAGTAAGTTGATAAATTACTTGCCAAAAGGGCTCCTCTATTGTCTCTTATTACTGCCATATTTTAATTATTGTACATAGTTTACTGTCACAGGAATTGTTTGAGAACCACCCGTTTCGTTACCATAGACTGTGATTGTAGTTCTAATAGTCGAAGTTAAAGATGGGTTTGGAATAAACTTAAATGTTAATCCTTTAGAAATTGCTGCGGTTGCAGATACATCATCACCAATAAATACTGGGACAGTTCCTACATCAGCAGTAACACCTTCACCAATTATATCACCTGCATTTTTATTAGAAAGTACAATTGTATATCCTAATCTTCTATTTCCTGCTGGAGACGTAGTTGGAGATAATGCAACCTCACCACTTTTTTGATTTACTGAAATATTTGGAATACCAAACTCAACAACCGGAATACGAGTTGTATTTTTTGGTAAAGTTACCAATTTATATTTCATTACTTGTGTTTCATCTGGATTAGCTTCCAATACTGGCATATTTTTAATTGCCGCATCATAATAAGCCGAACCCAATGGATGAGCTGGTTCGTAAAGTGTGTAATCAATCTCATCATCTGCTAATGCAAATTGAGTGATGTTTAATCCTTGTCCTGCCGCTAACTTTTCTCTACCTTTTTTAGTAAGAATAGCGTCGACTGTCAATTCGGTATTACTTAAATATCCCATAGTGTTGTATTATTCTTTGTTTATAAATATTATATTTTTAAAATTCCGTTATTCAACTTCTAAAATAGGTTCACTTGCACCTCTACCTGTCTTATTTACAGTCAATGTGTTAGGATTTGATACAAATGTTTCAATAGGAGAACTACCATCTAATGTAGTTGCCGCTGTATTTTTTGAACCTCTATAAAAAGAATTTTCCATTCCTCTTGTTAAATCAGATGTATTTCTATAATGTGTTTTTAAATATCCACTTACAGGAGTTACGGATACAATTGAACCTTTTACTATTGGTTGCGTAGAGCCTGAAAATGGTTGTATATTCAATGTTGTTTCCGTATAAACCGATGATGATAAAATCATACCATCTCTCGGGTCACCAACTCCGTTAATTGATGTTTTATATTTTACAATATCTCTTGTCTTTTGTTCCGTTACTAAATTAACTCTAATTCTCTCTTTAACTCTTCTGCCATCTTTATTAAAATATGTTCTAATAGCAGAGCCACTTTGTGCATATATACCAAATCCAATAGTTTCGTAATCAGTTTGTCCTACAATTGTATTTGAATTAATTAAATCTATTTCAGTTAATATAGTTGGTTCTCCCAATCCAGCATCAATATTTACTTCTTTTTGATATGAACTTGCATCGGTTACAAAATTATCATTCGTTGTTATTAAAGAGTCGTATTGATTATTTTCAGCTAAAATTCTATCCAAAGATGATGAATATATTATAGCTTCGTATTGATTATTTTCTGCAATTACATTTTCTGATAAATTACCGTCAACAATTGCTTCATATTGATTTATATCAGATATAATACTATATTCATTTGTATAATCAATTGTCGTATCTTGTTGATATTCATCTCCAGAAGGTCTTTTTTGTTGTATCTTACTTCTTTCTAAAATATGTGGTTCAATTAATAAACCAGTAGTTGCTTTAACCCTTGCCGGCAACATCTTCTTAATATCTTCAAACATAGATTTCTCATATAGTTTGATTAAGTTGATGTATGAATAAATGTCTCTATTATCAAATCTTTTAAAATAATAATTTCTTAATGAATCCAATGATTTGTAATTAGATTTATATTTGTCAGAAGGGTCACCAATGTAGTTATCTAAATTTAATCCACCCATAGATTTGGCAATATCAATATTCAATTCCTTTGTAGGAGAAAAGAATAAACCAACTCTATTAGAATCAGTAGGAGCTTGGTCAAACGCTTTTTTAGTTGCTCTACTTTTTATAGATAAATCAACACCACCACTAACATCATTACCATCGAAATCAGTTTGAGATTCAAATCTAACTTTGTTTGTAGAATATCTCGTAGAACCCATATCTGGTATTTCTAATACAACACTTCTATCTATTGCTTCAAAATTGTGTGGGTATGTTCCTATATTTGTGAACCCATATGCCGAAGCAGAGTATGATGCTGATGGATTTTCTGAAAGTATCAAATCACCAACAATTAACGAACCACTTTCTAAATCATTTCTATATAAAGATGATGAAAAGTAAATATTAGTATCTACATTCAATAAAGAAGAAGATACTGCTAAATTTTTAGGATATTCAAAATCTAATCTAAAAAATAAATCATCAGTTGAAGAAGAAATATGATTACCATTAATCATTTCAGGGAATGAAACGTGTTCGTAGAATCTTTCTTTATCCAATGGTGTACTCCACAAACGGAATTCATCTACACTACCAACAAAATTATTTCCTAAACTTATCAATGAACCACTATCCCAATAAAAACTTCCTGTTGCAACAGATGTTGAAACGTTTGTTTCAAATATTGTTCTCTCTTTATCTGCTTGTCTTAAATTTAATGCAAATATATGTTCTGCTGCACCACTTGTTCTACTTAATTCTACACCAAAGAATTTACCATTAAATATAGGTAACAATGATGATGATATACAATTTGAACCAGAGTAATTAAATACAACTTTACCATATGAAGATGTAACGGAAGATGTAACTTCTAAATTCCAACCACTACCCGATATTATTCTAAAATTTGATTGTTGACTTGGTTTTACAAAAAATTCTATCGTATCTGGTTTTCTATTTAGTTCAGTATTTTTCCATTCAAAATCAATTCTAGAACCATTATTCATAACTAATGCAGTAGTAACATTATCCATTACCAATTTACTTTTATTTACATCAGAAACTTCAGGTCCACCAAATTCTAATATTGAAAGGTTTGATGATGGTATACCATAGCAACTCATTAATGCATATATACCTCTTCTTGTTCCTTTATGTTTTAATAAATAAGGTAAGTTATTTGCAATTCTTCTCCAAACTTCATATGTTCTTTGTTTCGCAGGACTTGTATTTTTTGTATTTCCATTGGAATCTTTACCAAATACATGCTCCCACAATTTAGAATCTGCAGATAAATTCTTTGCATCCCAATTAAATGATTTTAATGTATCGAATAATAATTTATCTGAAATTCCATTCTTTGATTTATATCCCATACCTCTTCCATTTTCAATAGATTTGGTATAATAATAAATTATATCAAAGTGATGTGCTAACATATTCAATAACAAATGGAAACTTTGAGAATTCTCAACATTATTTATAAATGTTGGAACATTATTCATAATCCAATTAGGATTTTCTAAATCAAATGTTTCGGCCGTTTCTATAACAGATGTATACCAATTAACAACAATATTATTAGTATGATTTAATCGTATTCCATTAGCATCATGTGGCCAACTTAAAGAAGATGATGTATATAAGAAGTTTTCAAACCCATCAAATGATTGAATTATTTGATTTTTCTTTATGTTATTTTTTTCTATTTGTTTAGGTGATTCTGGTGAATTAGCAAAAGATGCAGTTTGCGATGCCGATATAGCCGCTTCATACGCTTCTATTAATTGTACTTTATAAACAAAGTTATCAACTCTTTCTTTTGCAGAACTAAAATGTACAAAATTATCCCACAAATACCCATCAATTAGATTCGAGCCACTACCATATTCTATGTTTAAATCTTCCTGATATGATAATGATGAACTTAAATATGTTCTAATCAAATCATTAGATGATTCCGAACTACTTAATATTAAATTATCTAATGATTCAAAATTTGTAGAATTTCCGATAACAAAATCAACTTCAATATCAAAATTAGGCCCTTTTATTGGAGGACATTTTATAGAATCTTGCTCATTCAATACGACAGTTTCTATAAGAGGACTACTCATTAATTTAGTAACCCAAAATGTTGTATTTTCAGTATAATTTGCAGGTAATGGTGAATATAATTTTAATATTACCGATTTTACTTCTTTGGATACTACTTCGTTTCCTAATTCATCTTTTTTCTTTTCAGATAAGGTCCAATTATCTTCTTCAAATGAAGAAACTAAAATTTGTTCATTATTACCAAAATTAGAAAGATGTGTTAAGTATTTACTTTCTTTTTGTGGCTCTGTTATTCGTATTTGTTCTGCAAATGAATCAAATAATAATTTTGATATTATATCTTCATCTAAAAATAATTTTGGTAAAATTAATTCAACATTTATTTCATAATCATTACCAATTAATTGTTCCGCACCACCTCTATTATATGGTTTTAATTTTAAATTAATTCCATCTTTTGGTAACCACTTTGGATATGTATCTCTTAATTTTTTTAAGTTGATATTGAATTCACCATTTGGAGTTTGATTTTGTAATAAGTCAATATAACTTTTATCCCCCAATTGTAACGCAATATCAACACTTGTTGCAGCGAATGTAGAATATTTTACCTGCAAATCAATATTAAAATCAGAAAAACTTGGTATTTCTATTGATAACGGAAAATTAACTTCTATAATAGATGGATAATCATTAACCGCGGTGAAGTTTACTATAATTTCTTTTCTTTGGCCTGTTCCATATTGATTACTTACTGCAACTAATATTACTCTCTTTGAGCCATATACCTCTGCATAATCTTTTTGAAAGTATAATTCTACTGAACCATCCGTTGCAGGTATCTTTAAAGTTTTATCAGCAGTTAAATAAACTAATACATAATCTGCTTTATCCGTTTTAAAAGGAATAGCAATTCCCTTTTCAGTATCGGATTCTTTTACTCTAACATCAAATTGTGTACCATAAACTTCTATCGTTGGTTCTGCTACTGATATTTCTTTTTGAAACAATGCAATAACAACTAAACTACTTGCTAATTCACCAGATGATATTTCAAAACTTAAATTGGAAGGTTTTGCAAATTTA